GTAAACTGCTTTGTCTCTAATTACAACTCCTTCTTGATCTTTAACGTCGCCCAATGGAGAAGTCAAAGAGTCTAGTATTACGTCGCCTAAGTACATTGTGGCATTATATATTACAAACGAATCTATGGCTACTTGTGCATCTTTCATATCAGCAACCAATTGATCAACTGGTTTTCCATCCATTATCCATATGAATACTTGCTTGCTTAGTGCATCAACAGTTTTTCCGTCTTTTAACTTTAGCTTTAAACCTTTGGTATTTTTAGCTCCATTCAACCAATCGTTCAATGATTTGGTTTCTTTCTTTCCTTTTGTTAAAACTACTGTGTAATTTTTAGAAAGAGCTGAGGCGAAGTTAGGTTTCGTTTTTAATTTGGCTGGAATTTCTCCCATCACTTCAAATTCATACTTTTTAGCGACTGGGTTTACCTTCTTAATAAGTTCTGCCAATGCTTTTTTATTATAAGAGACTTCTTTGGTAACTCTTTTTGTAGGACTCACTCTTTCAAGTTCTAGTATATTGTGTATTGCTAAGAAATTACTCTCGTACTCTTGAACGTTTGATTTTCCTTCTACATATTCTATATTAAACATCTTGTTAGGATCGTTTAGCATGCCCAAAGATTCCAATTCTCCTTTGATAGAGGGTAAAGTCTTGTTGAATATCTCTAATACTTTACCGCCTATTCTAATCATGCCGTGTCCTTCTCCGAATCTATCAGTAAGATCTTTAGAAGTAACGCCTTTAACGTCTAAAGGCTTATTAGAACCTCTATCCATTACGAACTGAGTCTTTCCGTCTACTTTAGCCAATCTAATAGAAGCGTTTACTCCGTCTATTTTTACTGGAACTGAATTCTTTGTTAAAAAATCTCCAGTTTTTTGGAATACACTTAACAAATCTTTACCTGTTTTTACTGAAGGAATATCGAAAGGGTGTGCCATGTGTCCAGCTGCTCCTCCTTCGTTTAATAAGTTGTAAACTAAGTACTCTAGTATAAGAGATTTCTCAAAGCTAATAGATTCTTTTAAACTATTAGATTGAGAGAATTTTTTTTTCAACATGTCGGCTATTTTTGGATCGTACCAACCAAAGATATCGGTAAATAATTTTTTGTATTGTTCTGGTGTGGATTTAGAAGATAAAGCTTGTCTAATAGTAGTTCCGCTCATCTCACCGAATCCTGTAATGTCGTAAGAAGTGTGCGGAGCAACTATTAAATAGCCATGTTCCATGTAGCCTTGCATTTTCATTCCGGGTTTGTACTCTTGAAAGTAAGAAGCGCTTCCGTCTTTCTTATTTCCTATCTTAAAGCGAGGATCTTCCTTCATATCTTTCTCTCCAACCATGAAAACTATCGCAGTGGTCTTTGGATCGTACTTTTGAGTGATTTCTTCAGCCTTATACGGATTTTTTACTTGAACTAAATTTTTGCCAAGTCCGTATTTGCTTATAATCTCTTGCTTTTCTTTAAAATTAAGTGGACTTTTTGGAAGGTTAACTACGTCTGAGGTAGCTATATAAGATTTGTCTTTACCAAACTTAGAAGCAAGCCAATTAAAAGACTCTGCGTGGTGCCTTCCGAATGGCTGGAAGCGTCCTGGATATATAGCAATTATGTTTTTGATCACTTAAGAACAGTTTGGTAATAAATATCTACGCGGCTTGTTCTATTTTTGATCTACCATCGACCTTGTTTATTTCTATATGATGATCTACCACGTCTCGCATAGAGTCAATATGGGATATGATCATAATAAACTTAAATTGCGTCTTAAGGTAGTCAAAAAGCATGACCATTGAGCTCAAATTAGTCTTATCAAGCGCTCCAAAGCCTTCGTCTATTGCCATGAAATTAGGCCTAGGAAGAGTGGATACGTTGATAAGAGAGGTTCTGATAGCCAAACTTGCCACAAACTTCTCCATGCCTGAAGTAAGTTCAAGAGGCCAAAAATTATTTTCGTCATAAGCGATGTATGCATTTATATTTTTATCGTCAGCGTGTAAAACTACTTGGAAATCCACCAATTGCGCTAAAATGTTGTTGATCTCTTCTTCTACTTGAGGAATAATGTTGGCAATTAGCTTGTGAGGAAGACCGTCTCTGTGTACTGCTTGTAAATAGTACTGATAATCTTTGAATTTGGTCTCAAGGCCTTTTAATTTGGCTATTCCTTTCTCGTATTTTGTTTTGTTGCTCTCTGCAAGTTTCTTATTGGCAGTAATATCTGATATAGTATCGTTAATGATGTCCAACTCTTTGTCTATTGCTGTTAAGGTCTTATTTAGCTCTTCTATTTCAGCGTTTGTCTTCTTATTTTTTTGAATCGCTTGCTCTTGTTGATTGTGAGAATCTATTTTTGTGTTTATATTTGTTAATAAAATCTCAGCATCATTAAGTCGCTTTCTAAAATTATTTTCGTTCGCATTCAGTCTATTCTTTTGCGCTTCTAAAGTTTGTAAATCTTTGTCGTATTGATCTTTTGCGTCTTTAATTTCTATTGCGGAAGAGCTGTCTTTTATTTTCTTTTCTAAAGTGTTAACTGCGTCTTCTAATTTTGCGACCGCTTTCTCTTCCTCTTGTATTGAATTCTTGGTTTCTATTGCGTCCTTAACAAAAACGTTGTCCATACAGAATTTACAGTTAGGATCGTACTTTAATTCGGCCAATTTTTCCATTTTCTTCCTACTATTACGTAGATTAGTATTGGCTTGACTCAAATCAATACGCTTTTCGTGTAAAGCTTCTGTATCCAATCTATGACTTCTTAGCTTTTCACTATAGTCTTCTAAATTTATGTCTTTGATTACCTTATCGTGTACAGTTTGTGTATTAAGTTCGGCTATTTCTTTATCCACTGAATTTATAAGATCTGCATTAAGGTTCATAGAAGAGGTCAGCTTATTAATACCGACTTCTATGGTAGACTTTTGACCTTCTAACTCTTCTATGTCTACAATATCGTTGTCAATTGGAATTAGTTCAGTGGTTTTATTTAGTATAAGTCGATTAGTTGAAGTTCTTTTGGCTTCTATGGCTAACTTTTCCTCTTTCGCTTCTTCCAATGCAATCTCAAATGTGTCTACATCGAACTCTGCCTTCTTCAATAACTGATAGTAGTCTTCTTTTTGATACTCTTTCAAAAGAACAGAGACCTCCTTCATCTCATTGTTAGCGAGATTGTAGAGATCTTCGAACACATTGATGTCCAAGAACTGAGAAAGGAGGTCTTTACGGTCCTTTTGATTCATATCTATAAAACCTGTATTGTTGTTTTGCATGGATAACGCAGTAAGAACAAAGTCCTCGTAATTACCCATAACATTTTGAATGCTTTTGTTAGTGTCGTTTCTTTCTTTACCGTTTAAAGACACTTTATTGCCGTCTTGATCTGTATAATAGAAGTCCACGTTGACTTTTACGTTACCCAATTTTTGTTTCGATCCCTTTCTTTCTATAGTATGCTCCACTCCATTCAATTCAAAGACCAATTTGCACTTAAATGAGTCAGAATTACTGTTCATTACTTGCGCTGACTTAGTTGTACGAGAGCATCTGTCAAATATACAGTAGGCGATAGAATCCAATAAAGTAGATTTACCGCTAGCGTTTGGTGCAAAGATGCCGTAGGTTCCAGCCATGTTAGAAAAGTCGATAAAGTTGCCTTTTCCGTAACTAAACATGTTAGAGAATTCGAAAGTCTTGGGAATCCAAATTGAGTTTCTTGGAACTTCGGATTTTGGTAAAGAGTTGTTCACTATTTTGTTTATCTCGCAGATGTCCTTTATCGATTGTTCGTCTAAATCGAACTTTTCTTTTAAGAATTCTATCATTATTGAGTTCTGATAGTCAACGTCTCTTACATTGTGTACGTTAAGCTTCTTATTTTCGTTGGAAGAGTTGGTGAAGTTTCTTATTTTCATCAAAGAGGTTTCCAATACGTTGTATTCTTGCTTGATTTCAGCTACTATTCTCTTGATTTCCGACTGATCTGTGTTTCTATATTTGACTCTTAGGTAAAGATTCTTGGGTAGTTTTGGTAACGGTTGATAGATGCCAGCGTCCACTTCTATTGTGTAGAAAGCAGTATCGTTTTCTATCTCTACGAACTCTGCAGACTTAGTCGCAACGTCCCAAACGTATATGCCGTGTACTAAAGACTCTGCGTGATTCTGTTGTACCAAAGATCCTGGATATCCAATAGTCTTGGCTTCGTTTAGGAATTGAGTCTTGTGTATATCGCCTAGTAAAACTAAGTCAAAGCCTTCAAAATCGTCTACTTTCACGTCGTTTTCGAAAAGACCGAAGCCGCTTTCAGTAACTGTGCCGCTAACCGGTCCGTGATACAAACAGATCTTAAAGTCGTCTTGAGTACCGAAACATTTTGGATACTCGGTGTGACTGTCAAAAACCGACCAGTGATAAAAAGTAACGTTGTTGTTGTAAATGTCTAATGCGCAAGTCTTCTTAAGATAGGTTAGATTAGGATGGTTCAAAGCATTAACGATAGGAGTCAACGCATCCATTCTATGGCCGTTATTTAAGTTTGCATCGTGATTGCCTGGAATCAATAGGACTCTTCCGATTTCTGCCAATGTTTTTAGAAAGTTTTGTACCTCTTCTACTAATTCTGGAGTTACGTCTGTCTTGGCATGAACGATATCTCCTGTCAAACAGATTAGATCGTCTTCTGTAAAATTTGCTTTAATGTAGTTGTAAAGTCTCTCGAAAACTCTTCTGTACTCTTCGTGTCTTTTGAAATTTCTAATGTGAATATCACTTACTTGAAATATTTTTCTTATCATGGTTTAACCCATCATTTTTTTGAGAATGATCTCACCGAATGTTAACGGCTTTGCTTGTTGTAATAATTTTGTCATATTTTCGAAACCTAAATCAGAAGGATCCTTTCCTTCTAATTGTATTAAATAAACTTCCTTACCTAGATTTATCAACTGTTCTGAATAAGTCAATGCTTCTTTAAGCGCATCTTTATCCAAGGCCAAATATACTGTTTTTACTTGAGATTCCACAAGTTTCAACATCAGTGCCTTTGGAATTGATTTGCCAAATAGAGGAACTGCATTTCTTTTTATTGCAATTGCGTCGAATATTCCCTCGCAAAGTATTATTGGTACTGACCAGTTTACAAAGTACTCCATGCCGACTATTTCTGTCTTTTGGATTGAAGGAGCGTCGTACTTTTGATACGGATCCTTTTCGAATGAGCGCGCAATAAAGTAATTAACTTGACCATTTTTATCGTAAGAAGGAATCACAACTCTATTTCTATACCTTCCAGTTTTACAGTACCCAATGTTGTATTTTCTTATATCGTATTCGTTTATTCCTCTACTTTTTAAGTATACGGCTGCGTGACGATACTCCAAAGATTTATCGTTATCGGTCATTGAAATGAATTCTTTAGGCAAAAATACTCTTTCAGTTTCTACGTCTTCTATCTTGGTTCTATCGTTGGAGAAGTAGCCTTTCATCTCCACCATTCGAGGTTTATCTACACCAAGCTTCTTAAATAAAGACACCGGCGTTTTGCCTTTTGTCGCGGGGTGACAGGTCCAACAGTTGTATTGCCCGGTTGAAATGTTTACTATCAACTTTGGTTTCTTGTGATTGCAAATAGGGCAATGGAATGCGTGGTCCTTCTTATTTTTGTCGGGTTTTGATTTTCCCAACACAGATTCCAAAAGCCCCAAAACTAATTGTTCGTTCTCCATAAATCTAATATACAAAAAATAGTTCGAACAAAAAAAATTAATCTTTGTTGAGCGTACTTAGAACTTATATTTCTTTTTGTCCCATAAAATAATTATTTTTAAAACCTTCTACTACAGGGGGAAAACAACAGCAGCATATATATGAATACAGAAAATAAAGAAACAGAAAAACCGCAGCTAACAGAGGACGAACTGCAGGGGATATACCTATATCTAAGTATGTACTACGAACAGATGACTCAAGAGCAAAAAGATACTTGGATAATGTTAATGAATGAATTGGATCCTGAATTTAATGACATTGAATATGAAGAATAAGTTAGAAGTATACGTTTTACAAGGTTGCGATAAATGTAAAAAACTAAAAGCAACTTTAGACAACTTAAAAATTAAGTACGAATCGATTCCTTGCGAAGAGTACCCCAATATGTGCGATAACATAGAGAATATAACTGGAGTGGATTCTTATCCAATGGTTAATTTGAACGGGAAGATATATTATATTGCAGAGAAACACTCTGATATAGGAAAAATAAAAGTGATATCTGAGAATCTATCAACTAAAGGCATGTACTCGATAGATAATATCATAGATGCGATAAAAAATTATTAAATTATAAACATGAGATACAAAAACCTAGTAATTAAAAAATTAAGCGAGATGGTCAATATGATCATGTACCAAAATTCCCAAATTTCCCAATTACGTCCTCCACAAGAGTTGAAAGCGACTTTAGAGAGAATGCAAGAGAAACTTAGAGAGATTGAACATTTAATAAACACTGAGCACGACAATTAATCAAAAAATAAAAGTTATGAAAAAATTAACAGAAGAACAGATCCTTGAGAACTTACAGAAGTTTTACGGTTACATAGACAAGTACATCGCCTCTGACAGAAAAGATGCGTTACTGGAATTTTACAAAGCTAGAGAAGTTACTTTAGCCATCAGTCCAGCTTCCACTAAACTATCGCATCATAACTGTTTTCCAGGTGGGTACGTTGAACATGTTAACAGAGTAGTTGAAGCCGCTTTAGTTATGGATAAAGTATGGGAGCGCTTTGGTCAGAAGAAAGATTACTCTATTGAAGAACTAGTATTCTCTGCAATTAATCATGACCTTGGTAAGTTGGGCACTAATGAAGAGCCTTTCTATATTCCTAA